GATTAATTTCCATTTCACACAGTTGAGCTTGCCAAAAATAATGTGAAAATTCAAAGTCGCCATTTTTGATTTTATCAAAAAATTTAGCACCTTTAGGTAATGGAATATTTTTAGAGGAAAACCGTCTCCACCACATAAATTTGTTATAATTTAATGGTTGAAGTTTTTTTATCTCACGGAGAATTACCTTGGAATTGTTTGTATTATATAACATAACCTTTATTTTCTTAGAATATACAAAAAAAGCTTGCCATAGACAAGCCTTTTAATTTATTTTCCTTGACCTTTATAAAGTTTTTTATATAACTTTGAGGATTTTAATTTTGATGTTTTAGATACTGCATGCACTCCAGGATTTGATTTTTTAGTATCCCCTTTTACAACTTCAGTATTTGTTTTTACCTTTGCCATATTACATTCGAGTTATGTTTTGTGGGTTTACTATAAAAGATTTAACCCCTTCAACACGTTTAACATTATTAATTATATCTTGAATTTTTTCTCTACTGAATCCACCTTGTTTTATGAATGGATATCCATCTATTTTTAGATTCAATATTACTTTTAGATTATCATTTTCCTGTGAGTATTCTCCATCTAAATCCACAGTGGATACAATGGTTACTCCAGTGAGTGATCTAATATCCGAGAGTATTTCCTGTTGTGGTCGAATCGTGGTATCTGTAATAATGATACCTTTGACTTTATATTTGTCAATGTATTCTTCATTTAGGGTTTTTTTTAACTCTTCTTGAATGATGGATCTTAGATTATTTAATTTCATTACTTTATATCTGTTGATTCAATTAATGTGTAAGTAAAATTATTTCCATTAGCTTTACGAGCGAGACGGCAAATAGTCATAAACTCTTCAAAATCTTTTGCACGTTTAAACACTTGACACCCTTCTGACCAATTTTCTACAAAAGTAGAATCAGCACCAGCTTTATGTATATTAATACCAAATAAACCTTCTTGTATTGATTTTTCATCATACGTCATGTCTTTATTTGGATCACGGAATACTTTAACTGGTTTATTTTGTCCCAATGCTTCATATTTTCCGGCATGTAATCGCATGATGTGAGAATTAATGTATTGTCCTTCTACTAGGCGTGCTACACCAGCTTTATTACCATACTGCATAACACCTTTTGTTCCAGGATCCGTTGTAGCAGGCCAACAATGAAATTTTGTTTCTCCACCAACTGTATAAGATAATGTAATATGATCATCAAATACATTAGTTACTTTTTGTCCTGTAGATGAATTACGAACCCCAACAATGTTTAAAACATAATCACCACCTTCAAACCATTTATATCCTTTAGTTTTTACTGCTTCTTCAACTTGTCCTTTAGTATATTTAGGGGATGATGTTGGTTTAGCTACTGCTGGTTTTGCTTCTGTAATTATTCCCATTTTAGCTAATGTTGTAGAACCTACTATACCATCTGCTGTTAAACCATTTTTGGTCTGCCATGCTTTAACTGCTTCTTCTGTTTTAGGGCCAAAATTACCTACTTGTTCAATTCCTAAGAATGCTTGAACTTTTTTAACTGTTTCGTTGTTGTCTCCTCTTTTTAGTACCATAATTAACCTATTTCTTCTTCGTTAGTAACTTCTTCTTTTTTTTCTGCTTTTTTCTTTAATGACATGATTCTACCTGCTGTTGTAATACCAAAGGCACCTAATGTAAGAATCATAAATCCATCAAAGATAAACTCTTTAACTAACAATTCTTTACTAAAAATACCAGTTACTACATCAACTAACAATACAAATACCATTGCAAAAAATGATATTACTCCAACAAATGCTTGTTCATTTATATTGTTGTTATCTGAAATTAATTCTCTAAAAAATTTTCTCATATTGTTTATTTTATTATACATATTAGAGAATTTTGGTAATTTTAGGTCTTATAGCTTCTGGGATTTTAAGTTCCCATCTTAATGGAGGGCTCTCTTTTTTATCCTTTTGTTCTTTAATATAATCTTCAGATCTATATTCTTTAGGAACATTAATAAAAAGTATGTTTCCGGTTGGGGCATCTAAATCCATTTGATAGAATGTTAAATCAAGAGCCATAACAGAACTATCTTCATATGAATAATATATCCAAACATTATCTACAGCAGACCAATATAGCCAATGATTTAAAATATCTAAACGTTTAGTTACACTATCATGAAATAAAGAAAGTGTTGAAAATTGATTTTTTAATTCTTGATTTTGGATACGATAAGATGATAATTGCTTTTTTAAAGTATCTATTTTAGATTTTTGACTTTCAAAAATATTATTTATATCATCTGCTTGTTTTTTTGTTAAAATTACAACAGTATCCCCATTAATTATCGTCTGAATCGGGTAATTTGATTGGGCTAAGGTCAAATTTGTTACCATCAGAAATAGAAATAGGCTTAGTTTTTTCATTTTCGAATTGTTTTTTTGTTACATTTAATTGTTCATCTACAACCTCTACTTTTTTTACTAAACCTTGATTTTCTGCTTCTAAAGAAGATACTTCTTCTGAAAGACTATTTACTTGTGATTTTAGTGATTTATTGCTGGATTTTAATGATTTATTATTATTTTCAAGCTGAGTGTTTTCATTGGTTAAAATTGCATTGTCTTCAACTACAACTACATGACTATCGGCATTTGCATAGATTTGCAATATTACTAAAAATACAATTGCTAAAACTGAAGCTGTTAATAGAGCTAATTTTTTCATTATCGAGTTTTTTTAGGGCTTACCATAATAAGATCTTTTAAACTTTCTAATGCTTTAGTATTATTATTTACAGCGTCAACAGTTTTGTGGGCGTCTTTGGTAATGTAATCATTTAATTCCTTTTGAAGATCTTCTACTTTTTTCTTAAGTGAATCTTCAGAAGCAATCTGACGTTTTAACATAAACCAAAGAACGGCTCCTAAACCAAGTACAATAACACCTAAGGCACCATATTGAGTAAGAGTTTCAAATATTCCAAATGAAGGGGTTGCTGAAAGGATCATGATTTTTTAGTTTTTTTAGCTTCTTTTAATTCAGCTTCAAGTTCTTCAATACGTTTTTTCATTTCATCTTTTTCGGCCATATGTTTTTTAAACATATACCAACCAATTGCGCCTAATGCTAATACTACTAAACCTAGCATACCATAGTCTACTAATGCTTGGTAAGGCCCTAAATCGGTTCCGGGGGATGTTGTTGTTGAATCTGTCATTTTTATTATAAATATATTTAACCCTCACAAGAAACACAATCAGCAGTACGTTGTAAATTATCTCCTCTTAAAATACTTTCTGAACGCATATAATATAGAGTTTTAATACCTTCTTTCCAAGCTAATTTATGTACTTCACTTATATATTTTGGTGAATCTGCAGGATCAAATGTTAGATTCAACGATATAGCTTGATCAATATGCTTTTGTCTAATACCATTTTGGCGAACAATTTCATATGGGTTGATTTCTTTAAATGTTAAGAATATTTCTTTCTCTTCAGCTGATAAAATATGGTCTGGTAGACCCATAACGGAACCTTTATCTTTTGCAATTTGTTCCCAAATACTATCAATATTAAATCCTTTAGATTTAAGTAAACGTTCTAATGTTGGGTTTTTCTTGATAAATGTGCCTTTAGCTGTTTTTAAATTAAATACATTCGCTGGGATTGGCTCAATTGATGGTGAAACTCCACCTGAAATATTTGCATTTGATACAGTAGGGGCTATTGCTTGATGATGCGTATGTCTTAAACCTGTACCTTTACACCATTCTGGTTCACCGTATAGTTCTGCTTGGTCACGGGAAGCTTTCAATGTTTCTTTTTCAATGAATTGAGACATTAAACGTGTGTATGAATTTGCTTGTAAACCTGCAAATGGAATGCCTTTTTCTTGTAAAAACGTATGCCAACCCAAAACACCAATACCAATTGCTCTACCTTTAACTGCTGAGCGGTATGTATTTTCCATAAATTTTACATTTTTAGATCTATCAATAAATTCTTGCAATACACCTTCTAGAAACCAACAAGTTAATTCAGGTAAAGTCATCCCATTTTCAAACTTATAGTCTTTCCATTCATCCCATCTAGCCAAATTTAAAGAAGATAAACAGCAAATAAATGAATGTAATGGGTCTGTGTAAAGTGCGATCTCAGAACAAATATTTGTCATTGAGACTTTCAAGTTATTGTTTTTATATGCTTGTGGATTATTGTTGTTGATGTTATCCTCAAACATTAAATAAGGTTCACCTGTTTCTAATCGTGTTTTTAAAATTTCACCCCATAGTCTTAGAGCGCGTGGTTCTTTTTCCTCTAACTTGTTCATAAAGTCATCATCGATAACAACACACTGATGCATGTTTAAACATTGACGATTTACATCTCCTTTTGGACGACGAATCATCAAAAATTCCTCGATATCTGGATGGTTGATGTGTAGATTAACGGATGCTGCACCTCTTCTAACTGAACCTTGGTTGGTAGCTAAAATTGTTGAATCATATATTTTAACCCATGGAACTACACCTTCCGAAGTACCATTACCAGCAATTTCTTTACCTCTACCTCTAATTCGAGATACACCGATTCCAACCCCACCACCTTGAGATGATAAACGCATCAATTCCGAATTTGCCATTGCAATTCCTTCAATTGAATCGTCTGTATCAATTCCAAAGCATGAAATAGGCATACCTCTTTCAGTACCTAAATTTGATAAAACAGGAGATGCTAAACATAACCAATTTTTCTCCATTGCTTCAAAGAAGAATGGTTGAAGATCTTTACGTTTTAGTCTACGAGATGCTGCCTTTGATACTCTATGGAATGCTTTAAATACATCTTCATGTGGTAAAAGATAACCTTGTGATATGATAGAGGTACCAATTTCGTCCATCCAGTTTGGGAAATTTTTTCCCTTGACCCAATTGCTTGTGTCTACGTTTAATTTGCTCATTTGTTGTTTTTTTGAATTCCTTCTTTTATATTTTGGATATATTTTTCAATCAATAATATCTTTCTTCGTATACCTATTTTATCCATTTCAGCTAACATAACTAAATATTGATTTAATTCATCTAATTGGGTAGGAGTTTTTTCCATTTGTTATTTTTATAAATCGCTCCAGTCAGCGGTTGATTTTGAATAATCTGTTACTCTTCCTGCGAAGAAGTCTTGATGTGTTTTACCACTTGTTAAATGTCCGAACCATTCCATTGATTTTAATAGATTTGGATCAATATCGTTATATAGTGGTGGGAATCCAAGTTCTATTAGTTTTTGATTTGCTCTTTCTTTGATAAAGTTCTTTAATTGGTCTTGATTTAAACCTTCAACATTACCCATCTCAAATGCAGCATCTATAAAGTCAAACTCTAATTTAACTGAAATTTCACATGCCTCATATATAGCATCTTCCATTTCGCTGTCGTTCAATTCTGGCATCTCTTCCATCATTGTTCTGAATAACCAGCATCCAGCTTTTGAATGTAAAGATTCATCTCTAACACTATATTCTACAATTTGCCCTGTTCCTTTCATCATGTTTCGCAATTGGAAAGACATTAAGATAGCAAACGAGGAGAATAAATTTACACCTTCTGTAAATGCTGAGAATACAGCTAAAGATAGTGCTTGTTCACGTAATGTATTTCCAGGCAGTTCGGTTAAACGATCAATTTTTGCTTTTGCTTCTTTATCTTCCATAAAAGCTTTAAAGTCATCTAAACCTAGTTCTTCATTTAAACGAGCATAAGCCTCGGCATGTATCGATTCGAAATCAGCGAATACACACGCCATAGCTTTGATTTCATGTTTAGGAAACCATACTGCAACCTTTGTTGACCAATAGTCGTTTACGTACGTTTCTGTTTGGGCGAATGATTTTAAGATATTTCCAATTAGATTCTTTTCAGATTCAGATAGTTTAAGTTTCCAATCATTTAAGTCAGAGGAAAGTGGAACTTCATCAGCTAACCAATGTACTCTGTGTTGATCCTTAAAAAAATCAAATGCAATTTGGTATTCAAAAGGTTTGTAATGTGGACGGTATTCTGTAATTGCCATTGATTTATGTATTTAATTCAAAAAATTTATTTGCTAACATTTTCTTATCTAAGTCGTCAAAGTTAGTTTGTGTTGGTTTTTTTAATGTAGGTTCATCATCCTCATCATACGTTTCTGTTATGGTGAAATGGCCAGTGGATGTATCGGCGTCTAATTTAAATGTTACACCATCCATACCATATCTATTTTTCATAACGTGGAATCTTCCTGTATTATTAACTTTATCTTCTTTCTTTCTTGATAACGAAAGGGCAAAATCTACAATCATCATTTTATCATATGATCCTGCAGCCTTATCGCCCTCAATTACATCGTCCTTGGATCCTGCGCGGTTTACTTGTGAAACACTCCAAATTGGTAGTTTAAGTTCACGAGCTAATCCTTTGGTACTAGTATAAATATCATCAATTTCAAACTTACGATCTGAGGATTTGCGTTTTGATGAAAGTAAGTCAACATAATCAATTATAATTAAATCTGGTTTGATTCCTAGCGAAGTTATCTTTTTGATATGGGATTCTATTGTATTGATTGTTGCTTTACCGGTTACAAACTCCTTAATAATTAATTCACCTTTTAGTTCAGGTAATACTGTTTCTACTTCCGTTCTATGTTCTAGAATTCTATTTACCGGAATGTTTGTAAAGAATGCATCATATCTTCTACCAACATAATCCTCACTTAACTCTAGAGTATAATGGATTACGTTATATCCAAGTTGGATGGCAAAACCCCCTAGAGCAACGAGAGACCAAGATTTACCACCCCCTGGGTTGCCAAATATAAGGCCAAAATCTCCATTTCCCAATCCACCCTGTAGCATGTCGCTAATTTCTGGCCAAGGCGTAGGTATAGTAGTTCTATTATCTTGTCTAAACCTTGATTCCACATCTTTATTATATTCATGTCCTAAATTTTTATCTTGCCCTGCTTTCATTGCATTTTCAATCATTGATTTGATTGAATCATAATCGCCAGCTTTAAGTAAATCTACACTATTTAACAGTGCTTTTTTTAATTGTTGGTTTTTGCAAAATGTTGAAAATTCTTCTTGTACATATTCTGTATCTTCATCACTTGCTTTATAAGCTTCTCTAAGTTGTTCTTTAATTGATAATTGCAATACATCATTTGTTACCTTTTTCATTTCTGTTTTTAAAACATCCATGGAAGGTGTTGTATGGTATTTTTCATAATAGTTTAATATTTCAGTAATTATCCATTTATGAGATTGATTACCGAAACTATCAGCATCTAGAATATCATGTATATTTACAAGAAATTCTTTATGTGTTAATAGTGAAGATATAACTTTAATCTGGAACTGTGGCCCATATTCCTCTATTGAATGTAACGTCATTTTTTATAACTTTTATTTTAATATACAACTCTTTTATTTTAAAGTCACTAAACTTTGAAAAGTATCTTTAATCCAAAATTCAGGATTTCGGATAAGTCCCCCTATTTGATCTTCTTCATACATTTTCAAAAATTCTTTTGGATGTAGCTCCAATTCGGTGTGTTTGATAAACGCATCAACATATTCTTTATCTTCATCCGTCATCATTGGATTAGATAAATCCATAATCTTGTATTTGTTCTCTAACATTTCAATATCATGAAGGATTCTAGCGTATATAACGTGTTTATCCATTTTTTCCTCACTTATATCCAAAATATCCTCAAATGTCAAATCATGTGTTGATAGTTCAGGGAATAACTTGAATAGCGATTTTTCACCCAATCCTTTTATACCCGGAAGTGCATCGGATGCATCCCCCATTAATGTTTTGTATAGTATGAAATTACCTGGGTCTAGATTAAATTTTTCTCTAACTATATTTTTAGTATAAAATTCTTTCTCAACAGGTCTATATACTATTATTTGATCCGTTACTAATTGAAGATAATCTTTATCGCTAGATACTATAAATGCTCTTTCCTCGGGTGATTGTGGGAGTTTTTTACTCATATATGCGATAACATCATCTGCTTCCACATTTGGTAATGTGATTACTTTAACAGGAAGAGTTGTTAGATATTCTATAATTCTAACTATTTGATCGTATTTAGCATCATCTTCCTCTTCTATATTATCAAATAATTCATGTTTAGTTACTCTAGTAACATTTCTATTTGATTTATATTCAGGGATGATGTTTTTTCTGTTAGTTGAGGAACCAACCCCGTCAAATACTACAATAATTTGTGTTGGTTGTATTTGACGGGTTAGAGCCCCTAAAGATCTAAAAAATCCTCCTAAACCACCAATATGAGCTCCGTTAGAATTAACAGCGTTTATAACACTAAAATTTCTAAAGAATAAATTCAAACCATCAATTAGCATATATCGTGCTGGCTGGGTAGTTTCTTCATTGTTCTCTTGGACGTTATCCAGGAGTTTTAATAGATCTTTCTTCATATAACTTTATTTTATTTTTCGTCCATTACATCATCAAATAGATCCGATGTTGGTTTGCCTTCATCCCATTCACTGTTATCTTCAACAACACTATAAGTACCAGCACCTAATATATCTGCCCACTCATGTGAATGTGCTTTTTTATATTTGTCTAATTCTCTAGGATCATCTTTAATAAAACCATGGACAGTTGAAATAATTGTACCTACAGTAGTAATTCCATTTACGTGATTTTTATCACATGCAATTTTAGTACGCAAAGCAAATTCTACTTTTTTCTTATCTTTAGTAGCATTAATCTTAGATGTACCCGCATTAGTGACATTACCAAATGTTAAACACAATGAGGCATCATAGTAGAACGTATCTCCACCTTTATTTGTCATTCTAGGTTGTGACATTGGAGTTAGAGCAGGAGCTACACCTACTTTATTTACTATCAGTAAAGTATTAGTGTATTTAGAACTTTCCTTACGAGATAATATAATTTGTTGGTTGATAAAATTACCAAACTGTGTTGAGATAGCACCTGCATTCCACATTGGATTATTTGATCCTTTTTCAATACTCATATTACAAGCAATTGAGCCAACTGAATCCCAAATGAATAACAAGTCATATGGTAAATTACCTTTCTTTTGCTCGGTAAGTAGATCTATAATGAATAGTCCAATATCCTCAATTGAGTTTAATGTACTTCTATCTCTATAAATAAAGAACCCAGTTTGATCAATTATTTCTCCAGTTTCCTCATCTACAATATCATCTATTTGGAAACCCATTGTTTTCCAGTGAGCCCAATCATGTTTCATTTCGGTAATAATCAATACAGGTAGTACACCTCTTTTTTGAGCATTTACAGCTACCTCGATTGATGTTGTACTTTTTCCAGTATTAGATTTACCACGAACTATCATGATATGACCCATAGGACATCCAGGGATAGATAAAGCTTCTTGCAAAGCAGGTGAGAATGGAATCCAATCTTGAGGTTTAAATTTGACATTACCTCCAAGTCCTTTGTTTTCTTTGAATTTGTCGAGACTAAAGGCCGCCTTCATTGCTTTTCCGGCGGCCTCTGTCAATGACTTTCTTTCTTTAGCCATAACTTATTTTATATTAAAAGGGCATATCATCATCGTCGTCAAACAACGCATCAAATTTATCCTCAGGTTTTGCTACTTCTTTTTTAGCAGACAAACTATAATTTGATTTTTTCTCCTTTTTCAAATCCTCTTTAACACCCGTTTCGTCCTTTACAGGTTCCATTTGTGTTTCTTCTTCTTCATCTTCAGGATTCAAGAAATTTGTCAATACTGCCTTTAAATCATCAAATGATTTTTTAAATTTAGATTGCATCTCTAAAATATCTGGTTGATCTTCTAACCATGTCTCAATTTGAGAAATGTCTTCTGATAACACAGATGTTTTACGTTTTGGTCTAATTGATGATTTCAACCCTTGACGTCCACCAATATCACCCATAACGGCCTCTAATGTAAAGTCAAATCCTTCATTGATATCTGTAAAATCACCATAATCTTCATCTTCTGCAAGACCTAATAATTGTAGGTAGATTTCTTTTCCGAATTCCCATAAACGAACTCCTTTGTCTTCTTCACCACGAACAATGATTGGAGCAAAGATACGCATTTTTGGATCTAATTTTTTAGCTAGTGACCAATTGTCACGATCATTAGTTCCACGTAGTTGTTTTGCAAATTCTACGATTGGGTCTTTTTCACCCCAATTTGTTAGAGCATAAATTGGAAATTTAGTATATCCATAATGCACTAATACTTCTTTGAATGGGTTTTGTTTGTCCAATTTAGATGGAACAACGCGAATTTGGTACTTCCCTTCTCCTTTGGGTTTCCACTGTGTCAAGGTATAATCTACCTTTTCTTTTTTCTGCCCGGATGTCTGTAAGGCACTCAGTTTGTTTTTGATTAGATTTAAATCCATCGTTTATTTATTTATTGATTAATTTACTTAATTATACTACTTTTTTCTTAATAGGCCTAATTTGCTTTTAAAGCTTTACACATGCCTCTCTTTTTCTGTAGTGTTGTACTTGTATGTTATAGTTCAATAATCCTGAATATTCTTGTGTTTAGTTGTTTAATTTCGTTATGTTGTGTAAGTAATATACAATTTTTGTAGTGTTGCCAATTAATAGCAAATCTTGTATCTACCACACCACCATTTAAACTTTTAATAAGTTCATTTAGTGCGTTTATTGTATATAAAGAATTGGTTTCTTTTTTTCTATGAACCAATATTGTATTCTCTGGTATATCGTTTACATTTCCTTGATCCACATTGTAAGTTACAACATATTCATCGTTACTTTTAACGTGTAATACAAACATCTTGTTGTACATGATGTCGTATTTCTTCGTTAAACCAGAGATAAGGTTATCTAACTCGTTTATTGAAGTGAAAGTACAGAATAACCTGTTGTTTGCCATTAGAAATGTATCATTTAAATCATAATCGTATTGATGATACATATGTTCAGAGGGTGTCAAAAATGTGTTCATAACTTCTTAAAAATTGTAATTGGTTCCTTTTTTAAACTTGACTTGTAACTTGTATTTTTGAAATATATTTAGTATTTCTTTTAATGTGTCTTTTTCTGTTTTATCAACGTCAAATAAAAACGAATCATATACATATAAAACCAATTTTGTGTTCTTTTTTCTCAATATTTTAAGAACATCCCAAATTATACAAACATTATTTGCGGTCTCCAAATTTTGTAAAACATAATTTAAAAGTTTTTGTGGATTCATATTCTCCAACTCACTACTTCTATATACATGTCCAGATATAGGGCATTTTACTTGCCCCCCATAATTAAATTCATCCCATAGTTGGTCTGTATATGCTGTTACTTTACGAAAAAATTCCAGATTTTCATATTCTTTCCAGACTCCACCGTAAATTTGTTTAAACGTAATCTCTTTTGCTTTGGCATAGTCAACACCATACATTTTAGCAAAATCGCCATGGATATCATCGCTATCAAAAGTATACCCCAATAGATTAGCAAGAAGGGTAGGATGGTAAGCAGAAATATCCATTTCAATAAAAACATCGTTGCGGGGTATAAAACATGTTCTTTCTTCATTTTCTTTATTTAAAGCTGCAAAATTAATTCCCCCAAAAGTATTTGAGGGGCGAGTAGTTGTTGTATTTAAATTGTACTGTGTAAAGACATATCCATCGGTGTCTCTATTAAAGTAGCGTTTATATAGCGTTGAATCCACCTTTATTCCACTATTTTCTATCATATTGAATACAACAGATGCTTTATTATTATAAAATGGGTTAGTTGGATTTTTTATGTATTTTTCTAAATTATCAAAGTTACGCTCACATGCTTCATAGTGTTTAACTATTGGAACTATTGTATTAACTTCATGATTTTCGGGATATCTGTAGTATAGAGACTTATGTGCTTGAGTTAATTCTCGTATATACGTAGGTGGTTTAGTGGGTATGGATACGCATGCATGGTGATTAAAATAATGTAAAAATTCCTTTTTATCTATAACGTATATATTTTTTATTGAGTTTAATAAAGTTTGAACTTGGTTAAAAGTGATGTGAAACGCCTCACTATGATCTATCGTCACCATATACCCCTTACTTTTATCTAACGGTTTGATATACACGCAAGATACTTGATTCTGCATGGGGTGGATGGTTGGGGATAATGGGATAACCTCTACATAAGCCTCCACTAGTTGCATTCTAGTAAGTATTTCTATATTATCCGTATCTTCTATCAACCAGTACATGGTTTTAGTATACGATTTTATTTTCAAGATTCCAAATAATATTTTGAGAATTGGTCTTTAAAGTATTGAGAAAAACCATGCCATTTTTGATTTTGTTCTATTAAGGTAGCACTACTTTTATTAGCTTTATATACTGTTTCTTTTGTACCTTTTATTTGCCAAGATATTAATTGAGCAGAATATAAATCCCATGCTATTTTTGGATCTTTTAAATTCAATTGGGTGAATGTTTCTTTATCTATTTCCATATATTTTAACTCATTATTTTTTTTGCTAAAGTAACGAGTAAAAGCACCTAACTG